TACAGGTTGCTTTAATCCAAGTGCTAGACAAATTTGATGACGACGAAGTTATTGAGTTATTAGATTGCGATATGTTTCATTTAAAACCGCATCCAAAGATTGAGATAAGGGATGAGGTTGTCGTATCCGATGTGTATGAAAATTGGCATTTAAAAAGCCTAACGGACCATAAGCATGTGATCAATCCTTTTCTAGTAAAAGATCACGGCGCATACAACGGCGGGTTTGTGCCTATTATTGCAAAAGCAAAGACGTTTAAAAAAATTGCAATATCCTGGCTTCAGGCGCATAAACAAGTTTTCCAAAATACCGAATCAAACGAGCTTAAGTGGTGGGCGGGCATGTATGCGCTGCAAGTGGCTTGTGCTAATCATCATGTACATATGAGGCACGAAGATTTAGTTTACATACCAGGATTTAATGAGTACAAACCCCAGCATTACATAAGCCATTATTCGTGTGACACAAGGTTCAATAAAAAACTTATAAAGAATATCAATGATGTAAAGACAGAATCGTTTTTAGAAAATGATTTTTATCGTGCGGTAAAAGAATGGTTTGAGCTAAGGAAACAACATGGACCTCTTTGAACTTTTAAATACCAAATTACAAGACAGAGTACGTGATATGGAAATGTCTTTGAGCAACGGATCGGCAAAAGATTATGCCGAGTATCGAGAACTGTGCGGCGTTATTCGGGGTCTACGATCCGCACAGATGGAAGTACAAGACCTTGCGAGTCGTTTAAAGGAAAGAGAAGATGAGTTCCAGAAGTGGATGAGGAGTATGACAGCGGCTTAGTCAAGGCTGGGGCTACGGTGTATTACGAAGAAGTGCTTTCGCCCGTATTGTTTGTCGTCAAGGTTGGACCTGATGCTTATGCAGATAAGACTCGATTCCCATCGGGGCCGTCATGCAAGGTCGGAGACTTTGTTTTAGTACGTCCCAATACAGGTACACGGATCAAGATCCACGGCAAAGAATTTCGAATCATTAATGATGATTCAGTCGAAGCTGTTGTTCAAGATCCTCGTGGCATTTCAAGGGCTTAAGGAGAAATCATGAACGAAGAGTTTAAGTTCCCCGATGAAAAGGGTGAAGTAGAGGTAGAGGTTGGTGGTGAGGAAAAAGTAGAGATCGAAGTTGTTGAGGAAGAAAAGCCAAAACATAGCAAGCTTCGAGAAGAGCCAAAGCCGCTAGATGATTCCGAGGTTAAGGAATATAGCGACCGTGTAAAGAGTCGGATCGACCATTTATACAAGGGTTATCAGACTGAGAAGCGCCGAGCTGAAGAGGCTGAACGGGCCAAGGAAGAAGCTTTTAGGATTGCTCAGGCGGTTGCTGAGGAAAACAAAAAGCTTAAAGGTTCTTTGTCTGAAGGACAGGCGGCGTTATTAGAGCAGGCTAAAAAAACGGTTACTCAAGAAGTAGAAGACGCTAAAAGAAAATACAAGGAAGCGTATGAATCGGGAGATTCAGATCGTCTTGTTTTAGCAAATGAAGAACTTACTTCTGCAAAAATCAAACTAGAAAGAGTAAATAACTTTAAACCCGCTAGACAAGCGCCTGAAAAAGAAGTACAAATCGAGGCACCGCGAGTTGATCCTAAAGCCGAAGCATGGAAAAGGAAAAACGAGTGGTTTGGCTCAGACGATGAAATGACTGGTTTTGTCTTGGCGTATCACTCCAAGTTAATAAAACAAGGTGTCGATGCATCGTCTGATGAGTACTACGAGAAATTAGATTCTCGTATGCGGCAAGTGTTCCCGGAGTACTTTGACGCCGAGGAACCACCTGAGAGAACTCAGCGTACAGTAAGGTCAAATGTGGCACCTGCGACACGAAGCGTTGCTCCTAAAAAAGTAAAGCTCACGCCCAAACAGGTGGAATACGCCAATAGGTACAAGATACCGTTAGAGCGGTATGCCCTTGAGGTTGCGAAATTACAAAGGAATTGAAATGGAAAAGCAAGAACGAGGTCAACGCGAATCAAGAGAAACAGCGGAGCGTCCGAAACAATGGATGCCGCCGCAATTGTTACCCGATCCCAACCCGGAGCCAGGGTATCAGTTTCGTTGGATTCGCATTAGTACGTTGGGCGAAGCTGATCCGCGTCATATTTCTTCAAAGTTACGTGAAGGCTGGGAGCCTGTTAAAGCGTCGATGCATCCTGAAGTCCAAATGATGTCCGGTTCAGCCACACGGTTTCCTGACAGCATTGAGATCGGTGGTCTGTTGCTTTGCAAAACACCTGTTGAAATGGTTCAGCAGCGCAATGAGCATTTCCAAAGACAAACGGATGCTCAGATGCAGTCTGTAGACAATAACTTCATGCGTCAAAACGATGCCAGAATGCCGCTCTTCCATGACCGGCAAAGTAAGGTGACTTTTGGCCGTGGATCTTCTTAATTTAGGAGTTAAAAGATGGCTTACCCCACTGTTGACGCTCCTTACGGTTTCAAAGCTATTAATGAACTTAATGGCCTACCGTATGCTGGAGCCACACGACAGATTCCTATCGCCAGAAGCTATGGCACCAGTTTGTTTTATGGTGACCTAGTTGAACTGACGACCGATGGAACTCTGATCAAAACGTCCTACTCGGCAGCTTCTAGCCCAACGACAGTTATTGCTGGTGCTATTGGTGTGTTCGTAGGTTGTTCTTACACCAGTCCTTCGACCGGTCAGAAGTTGTTTGCTCAGTATTACCCAGCAAGCACTGCTGCTAACGACATCCTTGCATTTGTTGTGGATGATCCGTCGGCACTGTTCCGTGTTGCAATGGTTGGTCAGACCTCGAGCGAAAGCAATACCGTTTCGGCGATTGGTTACGCCAATCAGTCATTTGTTGGAACCAACGTGTACGCAGTTACCGGCGTTGCTGGTAGCACGACCACGGGCAATTCTAAGATGGCTGTTTCGGGTGACGGTCCTTCTAATGGCACTGGTGCTGTTCGTGTTGCTTCTAGTTCGTTGCCATTCCGTGTTGTTGCGATTGTGCCTGAGACGGCATACACCGTGACCGGCACTGGATCTTCGTCTAGCACGACCATCACTTTGGCTGCCGCTGTTACGGGTCTCCAAGCAGGTATGCAGGTCGTATGCCCTGCCGCTACTGCGGGTGGAAATCCAGGTGACTATAACTACGTCACTAATGTAAACGGCACTTCTGTAACGGTAGCTAAGACTTTGACTGCCGCTTCTGGTTCTTCGTTTAGCTTTATTGGCTATCCTGAAGTTCTTGTGAAGTGGAATCAAGGTTGGCATAGCTATCAGTACGCTACCGCACTTGCGTAAAGGGGAAACTAAATGGCTATTTCACGCGCGCAACTACTGAAAGAGCTGCTCCCTGGCCTGAACGCATTGTTCGGTCTTGAGTACGCTCGTTATGGCGAAGAACACAAAGAGATCTACGAAACCGAGACCTCTGAGCGTTCCTTCGAAGAGGAAACCAAGCTTTCAGGCTTTAGTGCCGCTCCGGTCAAACCGGAAGGCAGTGCGATTGCTTATGACAACGCACAAGAAGCGTGGACCGCTCGGTACAACCACGAGACGATTGCGATGGGCTTTTCGATTACCGAAGAGGCTGTTGAAGATAACCTGTACGACACCCTGTCGTCGCGTTATACGAAAGCACTCGCTCGTGCAATGGCATACACCAAGCAGGTTAAAGCTGCTGCTGTATTGAACAATGGCTTCAACTCCGCTGTTACCTACGGCGACGGTCAGGCTTTGTTTTCTACCGCTCATCCTCTGATCTCTGGTGGCACCAACAGCAACACGCCTTCGACCGCTGCTGACTTGAATGAAACATCGTTGGAAAACGCTGTGATTCAAATCGCTGGGTGGACGGACGAACGTGGTCTGTTGATCGCAGCCAAGCCCCGTAAGTTGGTTGTTCCTCCGAATCTCATGTTTACGGCAACCCGCTTGCTGCAAACCGAGCTTCGCGTTGCAACAGCAGACAACGATGTGAACGCACTGAAGATGATGGGTTCAATCCCTGAAGGCTACACAGTCAATCACTTCTTGACTGACACCAACGCATGGTTCCTCACCACCGATGTTCCCAACGGCCTTAAGCACTTCGTAAGGACACCGTTGAGTACGTCAATGGATGGTGATTTCGATACCGGAAATGTAAGATATAAAAGTAGAGAGCGATACTCATTCGGAGTGAGCGATCCGCTAGGTATCTTCGGTTCGCCCGGAGCGGTTGAAGCCCCGCTTAGGCGGGGTTTTTTATTTGTTCGTTGACATTGTTGGTTCCGTGCGGTACATTACGATAATGGCTTTGTAACGGAGGAAATATGGAACAAGTCATTTATAAGATCATCAACGTCGTCAACAGCAAATTTTATGTAGGAAGTACAACAAACAAAAAGGTGCGTTTTAGGCAGCATCGTAAATTGCTTCGAGGCAACAGGCATCACTGCAAACATTTGCAAGCATCGTGGAACAAGTACGGCGAAGATAAGTTTGAGTTTGTTGTTGTTGAAGTTGTTCCGAGCGTTATGTCTCTTCAACAAATAGAAGATATATATTTGTTTCAACATGTTGGGCAGCCTATGTGCTACAACTCTGGGTATTCAGCGGACGCTCCTTGGCGTAATGCCCCGCCAGAGTCCACACCAAACTTTGGCAAAGTTATGGCGCAGCAACAAAAAGAACAGATCTCTAAAACGCTAAAAGATTTTTACGCAGCCGATTACTTTAACCACCCTCGAGTCGGTAAGAAACATTCTGAGGAGACACGGTTAAAGATTCGACAGAACAGGACGCCTACAAGCGGTGAAAATCATTACCGTTACGGCCAAAAGCTTTCTGAAGACGTAAGAAAAAAAATTGGCGACACTCAACGAGGCAAACCAAAAGCACCGGGAAGAAAGGTTTCGGAGGAAGGTCTCAAAAAAATCAGGAAAAATATAGAAGAAGGCCGAAGCCATAAAACGTTCTTAGGAAAAAAACATACGGAAGAAAGCAAAATGAAAATGAGTAAAACTGTATTTGTTATGCCAGACGGCATTCTGTTTCCAAGTCTTACTTCGGTTCTTTCCTACTATGGGATCAAGATGCCAACGCTTCGTAGAGCGTTGATATCTGGTAAACCTTTGTCGAAAGGTCGGCTAGCCGGTTACGAGTTTAAGTATGGAGGCGTAGACTCAAAACCGACTGAAAATGATATGGCATTGATACGTGCAAAGCTTGTTGACACCATTCCAACAAACTGATAAAACACATATATTCCGGGGTTATCCGGCATATTAGACAGTCCCGGCTGACGACATGCAGACTAATATGCCGCATCGCATGTGAGGATCTAATGGCGAATACAACCTTTAGCGGCCCAGTTATATCGAATAACGGGTTCGTAGGTGCCGTAACAGGTAATGTTACTGGTAATGTAACAGGTACTGTAACAGGCAACGTTGTTGCTACAGCCGGATATATTCAGCTTCGTACTGCTACTGCCACTGTGATTGCTACGGCAGCAAATGCAATTAATACGACTGGCAAAGCTGCTGGAACAATCGTATTTGATACGACAAACAGCAAACTGAAGATCGCCACTGGCGCTACAGCTACTAGCACTTGGGTTGACGCAGACGGTACTAACGCTGTAACACCCAGCTAATAGGGGTACATCATGGGGATGCAATATGATGTATGGTCGGTAAAGATCAGATCGGATGCTGATTTTTATGTAACGTCTGTCACCCCTTCGGGGGCCGGTGCGTTGGCGATGGTAAAGAACCAGCCGGGGATCAATGGCTACGGCTACAAAGTATCTATCACTGGCGTGTCTAATGAATCGGGCAAGACCTTTACCATTGTAGGACGCACGGTTGCAGGTAATATCGTTACCGAAACTGTGACCGGTCCTAACGCCACGACGGTATACAGT